GTGCGGATCACTCGTACTTTAGGTTTAGAGACACCGTTCTCGGTCCCTCTCCTCCTGAAGAATTTAACTACTCTTCTTCTGGTTTTAGTGTTGAACGTGAATTGTTCGCAGACTTTGTCTACGAACAACTGTTTTCAACTGACTTGTCAGCATTACAGGTGGCCGATCTCGCGATATTCGCGGAACGACTTACCACAGGCATCATTAAAACTATTAAGAAATAACCATTGGACCTAAACTTATGTCTAAGTCACAAATAGTAATCTTCGGAGCAACAAAGTTCCGTGAAAATAGCGCTGACAGTGTAACATTCCATTGCGATGACCACACTGCTGGACTTCCTAGTACTCAATCTTTCTCTCGTATCTTGCCTACCCCACGAAAGGGTAATCTTGGTACAGTGAAAGCATTAATGAACGCTAGAAAGGCATTCGTTATCAACTCTGGCACCGCCACAGAGAAATCTGTTCTCGGTATCATTAAAGTTGAAACGTCTGTTCCTGTTGGAGTTAGTGAAAACGAATTTCGACTGTATCTTACCGAAGTACTGAAAGGCTATAATACAAGCCAATCGGAAAACGGCGGTAGTGATGCTGGTCGAAACAAGTCAAACACTGACATGACCGTAAATGGTCTTTTACCTGACGAGTTTGGTGATCCTACAGCTTAGTAAGCTGCATTATCGCTAAACCCTTCTGGTATTCCAATAAGGATCCTAAATATGAAGAGTATATCTTCAAAGGCCAACGTTTTTCTTAAAACAGCCTTAAAACTTACAGACAATCCGTTGTACTGTAAGTTAGCGCTATCTATATTGCCACACATTGAGTCGTCTCTTTCGCAAGGGACTGTTGATAACATTCGAGGCCGTCTCAGACGAGGTGACCTCACTGCTTTACAACACGAGGACATCATTCAATTTCTTGATGATGCCCGCAGAGGAGAAATTTTCATCTCCAATAGGTTGTTTAACAGAGTATATCAATTTAACACATTATTTAGCAAAATACCCCCTGAATCATCTAACGATGCTCAGGATGTAGCAGCTATTAAAGTGTTTCTCAATGGCGAGAAGCGTTGTGCAATTACGAATCGCTTTCTGAAAAATAAAGTATTTCCAACGGATTCTATCCATTGGGAAATCAAAGACTTAATTTCTCAGATACTAGGCGATTTGCCCGACGACTTCTTAAATCAAGAGGTAAGCTTTGGCCCGGGGACTACAATAAACCCGTTGGGAAGAAAAATTTCAGAAACATCTGAATTTTTTAAACTGACGGATCCATTGTACATCTCAAAGGGCTGTTCGGCTTTCCTCGCTGCACATCTTTCTTATCAACCTAGTTGGGTCAACTGCCTTGGAGATCACTATCATATAAATGATGGTAATCGCCATAGGCTTAGTTACGAACGCGATGTGTTTAATAAACACTTCATGTTTGTACCTGAGGATGAACCAAATAGACTTGGGTTCGTACCCAAGAAGACAGATGTTAGCAGAACCATCGGGGTTGAGTTAAACGGCCATATCATCTTGCAACAATGCATGGGGAATTTAATCCGTGCAAAGTTAAAAAGATTTGGCCTCAATCTCAACTCACAAACTCGAAATCAACACCTCGCTCGATTGGCCAAAACTTTTGGCCTTGCGACAATAGATGTTGAAAATGCCTCAATACTTTAAGTATAGAGACTGTAAAATCCTTAATTCCCAGAGACTGGTTCTGTGTTTTAGATGCGTTCCGTGCTAAACGGGGGGCAAATAAAAAACATAACCTATATAAACATTATTCTATGTTTAGCTCTATGGGCAACGGTTTTACTTTCGAGTTAGAATCTTTGATATTTTACGCTATAGCCGTGTGCGTCTCACGACGCATCACACAACGCTACGACCGACGCTTAGTCTCAGTATATGGGGATGATATTATCGTCCCCAATGACTGTTATGACGGCATGAAATCAATGCTTCGTGTATATGGCTTTAGTGTTAATATCGAAAAAAGCTTCGCCTCAGGATTGTTTTATGAATCCTGTGGAGCCGATTTCTACGATGGTTCTGCAGTTCGACCTTTCTTTGTTCGCAGACATATCCGTACTGTCCGTGATGCATATTTTTTATGCAACTCGTTGTTGTTCAAGTGTATTAAGTCTCAAGATAACTTCCTGTTTTCTTGTTACCTTACACTTTGGCAACTGATACCAGACAGCCACAAGTTCCTTGGTCCACTTCACTTTGAAGCCGGTAAAAAGGAATATTGGACTGTTTCGTCAGACGATATGGAATCATGTCTACGAGTTCCGTTAGCTTTTGCTCAAAAGAATGGCGCCGTCAAGTTCAAACTTGACACGTTCTCTTATGAATACAAAAACTTCCGTTTCGTTTCTCCCGTTGTTCCTCTTTCTTTGAGTAACAGCTACAGCGTAAAGAACGTCATTTATTTGATGTTTCTTAAAGCCACGAGAAAACCGAAGGTCGTACTACGAGGGCATTCAACCCCTCGATTAGCGAAAGCAATCACTTCCCGTTGGGATGGATTGCAAACTCCCTACGAAGCCCGGATGACGTCAAACTTTTTTGACGACATCCCTAGCTTCGCGAGGTAACTCACAGGAAATACCTGTGTCGGCGGAG